GTACTTTGAGGATAGATTAACAATTGACAGAATTAAGCTAAAAGTTAAGAATGGAGTAGATGATGAGCAAATAAAGAAGGATCACAACATAACTACAGATATTTTAATTGATATAAAAGAGGATAGTGGTAGTGATGACATCTTTTGGACTGTATCTAAAAAAGAGATAGTAACAATTGAGCCTTTAAAATATAGTAATTTCTTAGTAAAAAATGGATTTAACAAGTTTTATCCTGAGAATGCTGAAAAACCTACATTTGTAAGAGTCATTGAGAATAAAGTTAGGTTATCATCTGTAGATCAAATCAAAGATTTTGTGCTTACCTACCTAATTAAGAAGGGACAAATTAATATTTGGAATCATTGTTCTAGGTCACCTTATTTATTCTCTGAGAATCACCTTAACATGATTGACTCAGTTAGTCTTAAGATGTTGCAAGATGGTCATGACTGCTCATACCTACCATTCCTAAATGGTGTTGTTAAAGTTACTAAGGATGAGTCTAAGATGTTAAGCTACATTGATGTTAATGGCTATATTTGGGAGAATCAAATTATAAATAGAGAATTTCACCTGGTGAATGACTTTAATAATGACTTCTTTGACTTAGTGCAAAAAGTATCTAATAATGAGCCTAAGAGAATAGCTGCACTACAATCAACACTAGGGTATCTTATCCATGGCTATAAGGATAGAACAAATCAAAAGGCAATTATCTTTAATGACCAAGAAATTGATGAGAATCCTAATGGAGGTAGTGGTAAGTCCTTAATGTTGACAGCTTTAAATCACATCAGAAAGACAGTCAAGATAGATGGTAAGCTCTACAATCCTAGTAAGTCAGACTTTTTATATCAAAGAGTCAACTTAGATACTCAAATTCTAGCATTTGATGACGTAGTTAAGAATTTTAACTTTGAGCAATTATTCATGATAGTATCTGAAGGAATTACTGTAAATCGCAAAAATAAAGATGAGGTGTTTATCCCATTTGAAAGGTCACCTAAGATAGTCATTACTACTAACTATGTTATTCAGGGTGCTGGAGGTAGTCATGATAGAAGAAGACATGAAATAGAGTTCTTTCAGTATTTTAACTCTACTAACTCGCCTCTTAAGCATTATGGTAAATTACTATTTGACCAATGGTCTACAGATGACTGGTTAAGGTTTGACAATTACATGATTAAAAATCTACAATTATACTTAAGAGAAGGATTGACTAAGTCAATAGGAATCAATGCCGATGCAAAGAGATTTATTCAAGCTACTAGTAAGGACTTTTATGACTTCATTAGTGAGAATGAACTTGTTAAAGATGTCATCTACTATAACAGCGAATTATTGAGCTCATTTGAGGTAGATTATAATTATAAAGACATGACTCCACAGCGTTTCTCAACATGGTTATTTCAGTATGCTAAGCACAAAGGATATAAAATAACAAAAGATAAAAATCACAAAGGTAGATACATAATTTTTTCAGAACTATGATAATAAATTACAATCAAGAAGAACAATGGAGGTCTAAAAGACTTCAAAATGTTAAAAAGAAAATAGAAAGCTATTGCTTTGATGAAGAAATCTTTAGCATAACTGACCATAAAGGGACACTAGAGGTAGACTGGATGACTCCTAATCCACATAAATTATTTATAAATTTAATAAAAGAATTTTGGGAGCTTGAAAATGAGCACCTAGTTGAAAACTATTACAAATCCAAAGCAATATGACCAAAGAAAACAAAGCAAAACTCAAGGCATTAGAGCTTGAGATATCAATGGCTAAGTCATCAATGAATCCAAAGTACATAGCACTTACAGAATGGGCGGACAATTCAGCTAACAGCCTGACAAAGTCAATAATCTTCTACATCAATGCTACTGGCAATCAAGCTGAGAGGATAGGCAATCAGGGACAATACAGAGAAGGTAACAAGATTCAAGTAGGAACTGGAGAGATAGCCTACACAAAGCAGTTGCCAGGTAAGTGGACACCAGGACAAGGCACTAAAGGAACTGCAGACATCTCAGCTACTATCAATGGTAAGTCAGTCAAGATAGAAGTGAAGCAAAAAGATAAACAAAGTGATGTTCAAAAGAAATATCAAGAATCTATTGAAAAGGCAAAAGGTGTTTATGTTATTATGAGAAATTTTGATGATTTTGTTGTTTGGTATGATGATTTTATAAGTAAAAATTAGTATATTTGTATTCGTAGAGTGGACGCTACTAATAAGAAATTAATAAATCCCTGTCATGATGAGACGTCCACCTCTGATTGATGGGGTTTTTTTATTTATGAAAGTTTGGAAAGATATAATTGGATATGAAGGAATATATCAAGTTAACAAAAAAGGTGAAGTTAAATCTTTAAAAAGAAAAACACAAGGTACTTTTACTAGTATTGATAAGCTGATTAAAAAATCAATTAATTTAAAAGGATATTATACCTATCATTTATCAAAAGAAGGTAAAATAAAAAACATTTTACTTCATAGACTTATTGCAATTTATTTTATTGATAATCCTAATAATGAAAAATGTGTTAATCATAAAGATGGAAATCCATTAAATAATGATATATCTAATTTGGAATGGTGCTCTTATTCTTATAATTCATTTCATGGATATGAAAAAAATGGTAGATTAAACCCAAATAGAAAATTAAAAGAATCTCAAGTAATTGAAATAAAGGAAAAATTAAAAAATGCTTATTGGGGAATAGTAAAAGATTTATCAATTGAATATAATGTATCTATTTCAATAATAAGTTTAATAAAAAAAAATAAAAGTTATCACAGAAATTAGTTGCACAACTAAATAAAATTATTACATTTGTAAATAATTAAAAACAAATACATGCAAACAGAACCAAACAAAGTGTCATTGTGGATTAAAATTCACAAGGCAAAAATGAGCATTGGCAAGGTTGTTAAGAACAGCACCAATCCTCACTTTAAAAAGAGCTATGCAGACATAAACGCATTGCTAGAAACAGTTGAGCCTATCCTACATGAGAATGGATTACTGCTCCTACAACCTATCCATGATAAGATTCTGAGCACTCAGATTATTGACATTGAGACTGGTGAAATGATAGAGAGCTGGTTAACACTACCTGATAACATTGATCCACAAAAAATGATTGGAGCAACGACCTACTACAGAAGAGCGACACTACAATCACTATTGAGCCTTCAAGCTGTAGATGATGATGGTAATAGTGCTAGTGCATCAGCTAAGCCATCACTTACAGATGACAGATTTAAAGAAGCTCTTAAGTCTATTGAGTCAGGAAAGTACACAGCAGAGAAATTGAAAGCAGATTTTACATTAACCAAACAACAAATACAAGCACTATGAAGTGGCATCCATCATCACTAGGAAAACTTATGACAGAGTCAAGAACTAAGTCAGAAGTATTAAGTCAGACTACTAAGTCTTACATCGCATCTAAGGCAAAAGAAGACTTCTTTGGCTACAATTCATTTGTATCTACAAAAGCAATGCAGAAAGGCACTGACTGGGAGCATGAGTCTATTGAGCTAGTTAATCAAGTAAGAGACACATTCTATATCAAGAATGAATATACTATTGAGAATGACTGTCTAATCGGTACACCTGACATTATCTTGGACAATTCAATAATTGACATCAAGACATCATGGTCACTAGAGACTTTCCCAGCTATCTCAGCAGAAGGAATTAACAAAGATTATGAATGGCAGTTGAGAGGCTACATGATGTTATGTGACAAGGAATCAGCTGAGCTAATCTACTGCATGATTGACACTGATGACTTCTTACTATCTGACTGGGATAATAAATCTATCCACAAGGTATCTCACATTGACCCTAAGAAACGAATCACAGTACTTCAGTATGAACGTAACATTTCAATAGAAGAGTCCATTAGAGAGCGTCTTTTGGCTTGTACTGAGTACTACAATGAATATATTGAACAATTAAACTGTAAATAATGGAAAAATCCTATTTCATAATTGAGTCAAGCCTAGAGAATCTCAAGTATGCTCGCTACTCAGCTAAGACGTTCAACAAGTCAGGTCATGATTATTGTATCTTAGTCACAGATAACATTGACCAGCTAGATGTTAGGAAAGTAAGTAAGGAGGAATTTAACAATTTAAACAATAAGAAATGACAGCTGTAGAATGGTTAGCAGAAGAGTTAACTTTACCTGAATATGGTGATAATCCGCAATGGGTACAAGATGCTATTGAACAAGCCAAAGAAATGGAGAAAGAGCAGATAATTGATGCTTATGAAACAGAATTGTATCAGTATAAAACTGAAATATCAGGAGAACAATACTACAACGAAACCTTTAAAACAAAGCAAAATGATTGAAATTAACAAAACGTACAAGAACCTAACTAGAGAACAGTTAGTGATGCCAATCTCAGATAAGGCTGGCATGGTGGTTTATCAAGTAACTAAGCCTACTACAGATAACCCAATGAATGAATTTAAGTGCACTACAGCACGATTTTTAAACCTATATAAATTAGAAAAATGAATGAAGATTTTAAAAAGTCAGTAGACTTATGGATTGAAGGACAAGAGTTTTTAATTGAAGAGCTACATTTAAAGAAAGAATTTACAATTAACAATATTGAGTTAGCTAAAAAACAACTTAAAAATGTAAAAAAAGCTATCAAGCATGAAGAGAAACAATTAAGTAATTATATCAAAAACAAATAATATGAATCAACACACAACAACAGGAGCAATCATTAACAAGTTGCCAGCAAAGCAAGTATCTGAAAAGTTCAGAGTACAAGAATTTATACTTAAGGTAGGTAACCCTGAGGACAAGTATCCTCAAGAGGTAAAATTTCAACTAGTGAATGACAACATCGACCTACTAGACTTTATCCAAGTAAATGAACAAGTAGAGGTGACATTCGAGTTGAGAGGTAGAGAATACAATGGCACTCACTATGTCAGTTTAAATGCTCTAAAAGTTACTTCTAAGCTATTCTAATGAGACTAGTTAAGTACATCATAGTAGTGCTATGCCTAATGGCTACATTTGGCTTATTTTTTTATGGCATGCACTACTTTCTCGGCAAGAGAGGACTCACTATCGTTTCAATACTAATTTTAATTTACTTTATCTATGGATTTATCAAAGATTTATACTATCACTATCTTAACAGATAAGGACTTCTCTATCAAGCAATGGATGATAGAACAGACTAACCTGAGAATGACTAACAGATACAAGCAGATTCACATAGCTGAGGACATTGGAGTAAATGGCTCACAATTGTCTAGGTTTCTGACTGGCAATACAGTAAAAGACTCATTTTATGAGAAATGGTTTAAATGGTACATTCAAAATTAGTATCTTTACACAATGACAGCATTCTTTACTTCATTGGTAGTCTCCTGGTGGTTTGTTAACTTTGAGCCTATTCAGAAATACATTGACAGATTCATACTACCTGACTGGCTACACACTGCTTTAGGATGCTGGAAGTGTATGTCATTTTGGACAGCACTAATCTACTCACAATCATTCACCGTAGCATGTGCTACTTCACTTACAGCAGTATGCTTACAGAAACTGATATACAACTCGTAGAATCTATCATCAATCTACCTGAGAATGAGACTATGACTAAGAGGTCACTGTCACAGCTCAAGAGAGTTAAAGTAGCTCACACTGGCATTGTTGACAAGGAATGCTTTTGCTCTACAGTTAGAAGGAAAGTGTGGTATAAGGACTTTTTATCGTGGTATGAAAAGAATGCTTGACCAATACTTGCAGAATAACTACCTTGAGGTGCTCAAATACACAAAGCACTTTATCCAGCGACTAAAAATTCCTAGCTCAATAGAAGCTGATGCTGTCATCAACAATGCTTACCTTCATTGTGTTAAGCTAGAGATAGAAGGTGTCACAGAAGACAAAGCTAAAAGCTACCTACTCAACACTATCAAGTACGAGCTTATTTGGACGCAAGGCTCAAGGACTAAAAAAGATGACATCTACAGATCACATGAGTACCTTGAGGACTCACTGGATGATCCATCTGACATTGAGCACAAGG